TAGAATAAATCTCTGGGCAAACTTCTACAGTATTAATCATAAACTGAAATTTCCATTTAGTTGCATTTGTTGATAAAGCCACCAAGATTAATCCTTATCTTAATTGGAACTGTCTAGAAGTTTATATGAAAGAACAAGGACTTTATAAAAATCTAGTTAGGGGGGTACAACTTGTTCCTGATGATCTTTATCAACAAATGCAACTAAATGGAAATTTCAGTTTATGATTAATACTGTAGAAGTTTGCCCAGAGATTTATTCTAAGTTTTTAGCTGAATGGTTGTCTGATAATGTACACGATTATATTGATGTAGTCAAAGGACATTTATTTAATGTAGACACTGAGACATTAGCACAACTAATTTGTGACCATCTTAATTCAAAATGAATCTTGAACTTTTAGCTAAATGTACAGATTATTCTGAACAAGACCAAGAATACTTTTTATCCTTTTTAAAAGAAATAGAAGCTTTAGAATTTGTTCAAGCTCTTTGTGAAGAAGCTTATCAATTTGGATGTGATGAGCCAAGATAATGTTAATTCAATGTGATGCTTCTCAACTTAAAGGAAAAGAATGTATGACTTAACTAATCAAGTTTTTAATAGACTAACAGTCTTATATCGAGATTTGTCTAGGACAGGGTCAGGTAAACAATGCTATTGGTACTGTTTATGTAGTTGTGGTAATACAACAATTGTAGATAGTTGGTCTTTACGTAAAAATCGTACTAAATCTTGTGGTTGTTTGCAAGAAGAAAACAGATACACTAGAAGCTTAGTAAATATCACTAAGCATGGAATGTATAACACTAGGACCTATCATACCTGGGAAGGTATGAAACAAAGATGTTCTAATCCAGCATACCCAAATTATAAATATTATGGAGCCTTAGGTATTTCTGTTTGTGCAGAATGGATGGATTTTAAACAGTTTTTAAAAGATATGGGAGAACGCCCTAAAGGGAAATCATTGGATAGAATTAATCCTTTTGGTAATTATGAACCATCTAATTGTCGCTGGGCAACTCCGACTGAGCAAGCGAACAATAAACGATCCAGTCGGAGGAGTCTCCCCACTCTATGCTAATTCAGTGTGATGCCGCGCAACTAGAGTGGCGATTGTGTGGCTGTAGAATTAAGCCAAGACCCAATTGGCCTACAAGAAATTTTAAACAAGGAGGATACACATACCAAGAACCAACAAGCCCTTTTCCTTCCCTCAAGACTTATTGCTAAGATTTTTCTCTTCCGTACTATTTTCCGTGGGAGTGGTTTTAGTTTTGCTAATGACCCCGATTTTATGCATGTCAGCACTAGTGCAAAATATTGGGACGAAGCGAACGAAAAGTTCTATAAGAAATACAAAGGTTTAGATGACAAGCACAAAGAGTGGGCCAATTTAGTTATTGAGGGAAAGCCTTTAGTAGGACCTTTAGGAAGATTTTGGCCTATCAAAATGGCAACTGACTATAAAGGAAACTTAGTAATCCCATGGACCCTTCTCGCAAACTATCCTACCCAAGGCACCGGTGCCGATGTGATGACTATTGCGAGGGTAAGTTTTATGAATCGCTTAAAGAAACTAAAGCTAGATTCCGTGAAACTCGTCTCCTCTGTACACGACTCAATTGTGGTGGATTCTCCAGCAGAACATCTACACTTAGTAGCAATAATGTTCCACGAAGTATTTAGAGACCTACAAGCAAACATCAAGAAATTGTTTGGATATGAGTGGAAAGTTCCACTTGCTTGTGAGGTGAAGTACGGACCTAACATGAAAGATATGGAGAAATATGAATTGACTTAACAAGCCAGATGTGGTAAAATATTGTTTTAAACATAAAGGAAAACATGCAAATCGAAGTTATTCAAGTTAAAAAAGAACATAAGACAGCTAAGACAGCTTATGTTCTGTTAGAAGTTACCTACAAGCAACTAGGTGGTGCCTACGCAGGTAAGGTAGCAAGCAAGAAACTAATCAGCTTTAGTCAGCCAGACGGTGCTTATAAAGCACTAGCTGATGCAAAGCCTGGAGAAGTGTACACAATCACCTCTAAGAAAAATATGGAGAGTGGGTTTATTGATTGGCTTGATGCTAAACAAGAAGCTCCAAACACAGGGGAATCCTCGTACACACCTAACCAAGAAACAACAAAGACAATGACTGTAGCAAAATCAACATACGAAACACCAGAAGAACGAGCCAAGAAGCAAATTTATATTATCAAGCAAAGCTCTCTTTCTACAGCCTTAGAGCTTGCAAAGCTTAACAACCCTAAGGGTGGACTTTCTGTGCTAGAGCTTACCAATGTAGCACAGGCATTGGTTGATTGGGTTGTTGCTTCACCATCGGTTCCAGCCACTGAGAATCTAAGTGATGTTCCAGACTAATTATGTTTATTGATTTTGAAAAGCCAAGACATTGGAGAAATTCATTTTATTGCCACGTAATTTTAAACTTAAAGTTAGGAGTACAAAGATGTACAAAATTTATAAAGACGACAAGCGTTACAACAACAAAGTGTTTGATAGCTATGAAGAAGCCCGTAAATACGTTCGACGTAAAGTAACACAGCTTAACGGGTTTTATGAAGATTGCATTGGGTGGTTAGGATTTAGCATTAAGGCAGAATGAAAATCCCTAAGCAATTCCAACTCGGTGGAATTGTGTGGAAAGTAGAAGAACAGCTTAGTGTTCCAGGCGCTTATGGCGCCTGCCATAATGGAGAAGCTAAAATTGTTCTTCTATCCTCTATGCCAAAGCAAGTTAAACAACAAACCTATTGCCACGAACTTGTCCATGCCATCTTGTTCTCTATGGGTAAACCAGCAGATCAACATGACGAAGTGTTTGTAGATGCGTTTGGTACATTCCTACATCAATATCTAAATCAATGAATAAACATTTAAAGTGTGCTATTAAAGTTGCTTTTTCTCCTGTAGTTTTACTTTTTGCTCTTTCTCTTCTTTTTATACAAGTACCGGTTACTCTTATTCAAGGAATGCTGCTAATTTCAGGTTGTATAGAATATGATCTAAAAGACCCTTGGTTTTTTAGTATTTTTGATTGGTATTCTAAATTATGAAAGAACTTGCTCTTCTAGACGGAGATATTTTATGTTATCGTTGTGCTGCATCAGCAGAGAATGATCCACAAGAAGTGGCATTGCAGCGTTTAGATGACCTTATCAATCGTATTACACATGAAACAAATAGCATAGAATATCGTGTGTTCTTGACTGGAGAAGACAACTTTCGATATAAAATTTATCCCGAGTATAAAGCACATCGTAAAGACAAGCCTAAACCGAAATGGCTACAACAATGCCGTGAATATCTAGTAGTACAACACAAAGCCTCTATCAGTGAAGGTAATGAAGCTGATGATGAGATTGCCATAGAGCATCAGACTAGAGGTCTATCAACGGTGGTGGCGTCAATTGATAAAGACTTCCTACAGCTTCCTGGTTATCATTACAACTTTGTAAAAATGGAAGAAACGTTTGTATCCCCGCTAGACGGCCTTCGTTTCTTTTATTCACAAGTCATCACAGGTGACGCTAGCGACAACATTCCCTCGTTTGACAATAAGCTGCGCCACACTGTCCCTAAATTTGTACAGAAAATCTTGGAGCCTCTTCAAATAATGACCGAAGAGATAGATATGTACAAATATGCTTTGGGTGTGTATGAAACAGAGTTTGGCAATCCTTTAGGATTTAAGCACATAGAACGTATATTCCATCGAAATGCTAGCCTTCTGTGGCTACAAAGAAAGGAAGGTGATATTTGGAAACCTATTTACGACCGTGTCCCTTCTGTGGAGGTATAAATACACAAATAAGAGAGCAATTGTATTGGACAGGTAGTAGAAATACAATACTCAATACTCAACTTATACATTGGTGTGAATTTAAACCCTACACTTCTGTAATACAACTAAAATATGATACAAAAGAGGAGGTGATTGCTGCTTGGAATGGACTAAAGCAAGAAAACACAGCTTCATTGTAAGTGTATTGAGAGCAGGGTCACGTCGATGGCCCCCTAAATATGAAACATTAAACGCTGCTAAAACAGAAAAGAAAAGAAACATCAAGTCAGGCCGGGAGGCCCAACATTTCACTTGCAACGGATGTAAGCAAGAATATACATCCAAAGACGTGCAAGTTGACCACATCATTCCTGTCATTGACCCTGCAACGGGGTTCACCACATGGGACGCTTTCATTGAGCGTTTGTTCTGTGACAGGGACAATCTCCAAGTGCTATGTACAGAATGTCATAACCTTAAATCGAAAGAAGAACGACAATGGAAATCAACCAAACAATTAAAACAGCCCAAGGAACCGTCAAGTTCCAAGGGGAGCTTACGCAAGAGGAAGCCGACTACGTAATTCAAACTGGCCTCAGCTATCTTCTGTCTCGTGGAGAACTGCCCTTTACAGTGGTAGAGAATGAAGATGATTTAAAGGATTATTATGGTGGAACAGAAAGTGAGCAATAAGAAGTACACTTGTCAATTCTGTCAACAAAAAGAGGCAGTCATTACAGATAGCGGAGAGTCTTTTGACGGAGGAGACGATTGGTACATGATGTTGTGTACTTCTTGTAGTAAAACTTGGAAGTTGTGGATAGAACATGACTAAGCACCTCGTGATACCTGACTGCCAAGTTAGACCTGGAGACGATTTAACTTACTTAGAACATATAGGGAAATACTTAGTTGAGAAACAGCCTGATGTTATCATTTGTATTGGGGATTTTGCGGATATGCCTAGCTTGTCTAGTTATGATATTGGCAAAAAATCTTTTGAAGGTAAGCGGTATGTCAGCGACATTGCCAGTTCACATGGGGGCATGGAAGCTCTGCTGGGCCCGCTCTGGTCCTTTAACAAATCTCGTGTTCGACAACATAAAAGCCGGTATGTTCCAAGGATGGTTCTCACACTCGGAAACCACGAAAACCGAATAAACAAAGCTGTAGAGAATGATGCAAAGCTTGAAGGGGTGTTGGACATTAATCACCTCAAATATAAAGAATATGGTTGGGAGGTGTTTCCATTTCTTGAGGTTGTCGTTATTGACGGTGTGGCTTATAGTCACTATTTCACTACTGGCACTGCTGGTAGGCCTGCTAGCTCTGCTCAAGTACAGCTTACTAAAAAGCACATGTCTTGTGTGGCAGGACACCAGCAAGGTTTGCAAATTGCTATGGGCAATAGAGCAGATGGTTCCCAAATCACCTCTATCATTGCGGGAAGCTGTTATGAGCATGATGAAGATTATATGGGACCCCAAGGAAACAAACATTGGAGAGGGGTGTTGATGCTTCATGATGTTCATGATGGCAACTTCGATGTCATGCCGGTCAGTTTAAAATATTTACGGAAGAAATATGGATGATGTAAACAAAAAGCAAGTCGGAGGAACTCACTATCAGCACCTTAATCCTGCTCCTTGGGATGTGATTTTGGAATGGAACTTAGGCTATTTAGAAGGCACTGCCCTTAAATATATAGCCAGATGGAAAGACAAGGGTGGCATTGAGGATATCAAGAAAGCCATCCATTTCTTAGAAAAACTTGTTGAGACGGAAACGTCAAAAGGAAAATAATGTTAGATTCTTATTTTTACACTTTGTACGCTATTACCACATTAGCCATTATTACAGAATGGCTTGGTGCTTTTCTACACAAGCCCTGGGTAAAGTATTTAAAAGCGGGTAGCCGCACAGTGTTTCTAATTGCCATTGTGTTTAGCCTACATACCATGAGCAGCAATGTCGGTGAATTTGCTGTGACAATGTGGAGCCAAATGCAACAACTGTTCTTCATGGTGTCATCTAAGGGCAGCTAATGTATAACAACTTGGATGAGCTAAAACAACTAATCGCCGCCAAGTTGTCCATTGAAGAAATTTTAGATGTTCTAGGGTGGACCTCTATAGAACTAGTGGACGCTCTAGAACCTTACATCAATGAACAACAGGAAGAATTTGAACGGGCTGTTGAATGACAGGCACTAAAAGCTATAAAGAGAAAAAAACAGAACAAGAGCGTGGACGTAAGCGCTATCTAGAACGTTTAATTGAAGAGCAAGAAGCAGAGAAAGAGATACAAGAGTATGAAAACAGCACAGATGGAAGTGACGCTCCTGGATTGGATGGGGAGCGATCTAAGTATATGCAACGCAGCGAGGGTAAGTTTCCATAAAGAAACTGCTCTTTCGGATGGAGTCCTCCAAGAGCGAGATATTAAGCTTCTTTCCTATCTAGCTAAACATAATCACTGGAGTCCCTTCGCTCATTCTTCTCTTTCTTTTCGTATTAAAGCCCCAATCTTTGTTGCTCGACAACTTGGTAAGCATCAAGTTGGCCTTGTTTGGAATGAAGTGAGCCGTCGCTATGTAGACGAAGAACCAGAAATTTGGTTCCCAGACGTATGGCGAGGTAAACCCACTGGTAATATTAAACAGGGTTCAGCGGGTGAGTGGCATGACACAGAAATCGGTGCCGCTTATGAATTGCTAGAGGACCTCGTTACCACTTACAGTGGTATGGTAGCTCGGGGATGTGCTCCAGAAATGGCTCGAATAATTCTTCCTCAAAACACAATGACTGAATGGATTTGGAGTGGAAGTTTAGCTGCCTTTGCTCGTGTTTGTAAGCTTCGTCTAGACCCACACGCACAAGAAGAAACCCGCCAAGTGGCACAACAAATTAACGACTTAGTTCCACAAGAGCTAAGTCATTCATGGAAAGCTCTTATGACATGAGAAAAAGTGTAGTCTCTGATAATTTAGAAAAGATAGCAGCTTTAGAAAACAAAGAGCACTCAGGCACTGTTTCTGGTTACTCTATTTCTGCTTGTCAGCTAAAGATTGGTGAAATACTACGTGTTGTTGCAAATTCTTTCCCCGTGTCTTATCTTGAAGCAGACTACTCTGTTAAAGACGACAATAAATATATAAACTTAACTGTCACTTACCGAATTAAAAAATAAAGGAAACCTATTGACAACCCATCAATTTAAAAACTCTTTTGCAGAAAACATCTTCCGATACAAGTATGCACAAGGTCCTGCTGATACGTGGCCTAAACTATGTGAACGCCTAGTTGCTGATGTATGTGGACCAACACAAACACAGTCGGCTCTATTATCAGCCGAAGATCGAAAACAACTGTTAGAATACATGGTAGACATGAAGTTTCTGCCTGGGGGACGTTATCTCTATTATGCTGGTCGTCCACTACATGCATGGAACAACTGCTACCTACTACGTGCCGAAGAGGATACACGAGAAGAATGGAGCAACGTAACATGGCGAGCAATGTCTTGTTTAATGACGGGAGGCGGAATTGGAATTGATTATTCAAGACTACGGCCCTCTGGTAAAGCTCTTAGTCGAACTGGAGGAACAGCAAGCGGACCTATACCACTTATGTACGCAATCAATGAGATTGGACGGAACGTTATGCAAGGTGGAAGTCGCAGGTCTGCTATCTACGCAAGCCTCAATTGGCAACATGAAGATATTGCTCAATTCCTTGGAGCAAAGAATTGGAGCACTGTTGTCCGAGAACAAAAGCTGATTGACTTTAACTTTCCAGGTCCCCTGGACATGACCAACATCAGTGTTAATTATGATGACGCTGCTTTGTATGGTCAAGGTGTGTTACAGAAATTAGACGAATGTCCTGTTTTTATTGAGAATGTAAAACAAGCAATGAGCACAGGAGAACCTGGATTTAGTTTTAACTTTGGTGATAAACAAAATGAAACACTTAGAAATGCTTGTACGGAGGTTACTTCTGAAGATGACAGTGACGTCTGTAATTTGGGTAGTATCAATATGGGAAATATATCTTCGTTGGAAGAATTCAGAGGTATTGTTTCTCTTGCCAGCAAGTTTCTTGTCTGCGGAACCCTTAGGGCCGATCTTCCTTATGAAAAAGTCTACAAAGTTAGAGAGAAAAATCGTAGACTGGGTTTGGGACTTATGGGTATTCACGAATGGCTCCTCCAACGAGGAAACAAATATGAAGTGACCCCAGAGTTGCACTCTTGGCTCGCGGTATATCGAGATGAATCAGTAAAGGCAGCAAACGAACATTGTGATCGCTTTTATATCTCGCGTCCAGTTGCCTATCGGGCAATTGCTCCTACAGGAAGTATCGGCATTTTAAGTGGCACTTCCACGGGTGTTGAACCTCTATTCGCAGTGGCTTACAAACGACGCTTTCTCACTGAAGGAACTAAATGGAAATATCAATATGTCATCGACGGAACAGCACAAGCCTTAATTGATAAATATGGTGTTAAACCTGATAGCATCGAGAGTGCTCTAGACCTTTCTACCAAGTATGAACAGCGCATCAAGTTCCAAGCGGACATACAAGATTACGTTGACATGTCAATCAGTTCAACCATTAATCTACCCTCTTGGGGAAGTAAAGATAACAACCCCGACAAGATCGAAGAGTTTACAAAAACTCTTGCTAAATATGCTCCACGGTTACGAGGGTTTACTTGTTACCCAGACTCAAGTCGAGGAGGTCAACCCCTAACCTCTGTACCTTATGAGGAAGCCATTAAACATCGAGATAAGGTTTATGAGGAGGTTGTCGACATATGTGAATTTACAGGCCACGGAGGAAGCTGCGGCGTATAAAAGAAAAGGGCCCTTAGTGGGCCCTTTTTTCGTTCATAAGAATGGTGGTCGATATCGACCTAACACAGATTGAGAATTGAATATTTCCTCTTTTGGATAAACACCGTTAGGTGCTTGTTGCATCATCCTATACAAAAACGGTTGGTATTTCTCCATCCATACATCTGGACTAACAGGCATACTGTCTGTAAATATGGTGCCTAGGTTAGCATCTCCTTGCATCTCTATAGGGGCTTCTCCAGGAAAGCCCCAAGCTCTGCGTAGTTCCATCATCTTGGCTACACGCTTCCTATCCTCTGCTTCTGCATCAAACTGATGAAAGAGTCCTCTAAGGTCCATTTAAATCACCTCCATAGCCCTATGCAAAAGTTTCATCCTATCAGCATACCCATTCAACCCACCGTTAATACGACGAGTGATAAGCTCAAATTTACCTTGGTCAGCCAATGCATTTAAGTTTTTCTTATACCAATACCATCCGGCAGTACGACACGCATTTTCCGGTGTTTCTAATAACTCTGGAGTTTTCAGACAAGGTATACCCAGAGCAAGTGAAACAAGTGCGTAATTACTCTTACCAGTTATTTGAATCAAACCTCGCCCCTTGTAGCGAACCCCATCTCCGTCTATTGTGTTTCCCAAGTCAAGCCTACCCTCGTAGGCTGTACCTGACGCTAATTCTCGCACATACTTCAATTGCCCACTCTCATGCCCTATCTGGGCAAGGAACATCCTCAAACGCGCAGGAGTGTTTATTTCAAATTCATCAAACGTGTTTTCAAGGTGGGGGAGATAAAGGTCTATCAAATTAGCTGGCGCCTCTTTGTAGATATACTTCAGTTGAATAGCATCAATCATTATAGGATTTATACCTATTCATACTACCAATGGAATTTGTAGGAATGCCTTCCAGACGTTCTTTACGAGTCTTGCGGCTCTCTAGAGCATCTTGCTGTAGAGTTGAAACCAATGTGTCTGGATCACCTCCACGCTTGACATAAATCTCTTTGTATTTAGCAAAGTCCTCTGTCATTCTGTAGCTGTTGGGATTTCTACGCATACCAATCTTCATGCGAGTAAGCACCTTGGCACGAGCTTCGTCGTCACTTAGTTTTGCCAGTGAGTCTGTAAACAATTCTTTCTTGGTTTTACTTTCCTGCATAGAAGTCAAACCGAAGTAACGCAGCTTCCAATCACGTTCTGTGCGAGGATAGTCAACACGCTCTTCCTTATCCTTCTGTGCTCCCTCTCTATCTTTGAACAGAGTGTTCTCCACAACACCACGCATACTGGAAGGACTCCAAGCAAGGGCAGCGTTGGCAGCAGTTGTCTCATTAGGGTCAACAGCTAGATCGTATGCAGACGTAGCCATACGGCCCATTGTAGAGGCATAAGGAGACAAGAAATCAGCCCATCCATTGGGCACCACATCTGCCATACCTAGACGACTCTGTACGTTAATGTTGGTCTTATCTGATAGCACACCGTCTTGTAACCACGTAGGTAGATTCTTTAGAGCAACCTCTCTAATTGTTTGACGCTTACCAAGCTTATCAGTGATAGCACCAAAGATGTAGTCAAGTTCTTCATAGGCTGTAGCACCAGTGATGCCAGCACCCAAGACAGCCATAGCAAGTCCAGAAAGTAGTGGAATAGGGTCACCTTGTTTAGCACGACGAATCCAGTCAATTTGTTGACCAATGAATCCGTGTTGGAAGGTCTTCAGTCCACCTGCCATCTTGCCAATTTCCCCTGCCTTGGTATACATCATAGGACGTTCCATAGGGGTGTAGTCAATCATGGCATATTGAGTTTTATTGTATGCTAAATCTAGGAGTTCTTTTTTGGGTAGTCCACTGTTCTCCAGCATTCGTGCAAAAGCAAAGAACACAAGAGGACGTGTAGCAGCCTCACCAGCAATTCGGTTCCAATCAGCAATAGCATCAAAACGACGAGAAGTCTTGCTCTGTGTGATTTTGGATACATCCTCAAACTCAGAGAAGTTCATTAAGCCATTGTCATGTGCGTAGTCGATAACCTCCTTCTGAAATCCCTTTGGTTCAATATCAACCCATTTAGAGAACATAGCCATAGAGGCATCAATACTGGCTTTAGCCATTGATTTGGCAAATTCTGGTCCTGATACATCAGCATTACGAGCAAGTCCTAACATTTCAGGAATAGCTGTCTGAGGCACTTGTAGAAGCTGCATAGCCAAGAAAGGGAAGTTCAACATACCCATGGTCAGTTGACCCATGCGCTTGGATACCTGATGGATGATTTCTCTAGGCACAGAAGGACCTAGGCCTAGAGTTTTAAAGGGAGCATCCAAGAGTGTATTGACAGCAGCACCTTCTGTGCTAACACCACGACCAGTTGCCTGCTTCATGTAATCTTGTACGTATTGCTTGGCATTCTG